GTTGGCAGATTGTCTGGGATTACGGCATATAGCGGTTACTTCCGCGAGAATAGCTACATGGCTGTGCGGAGGGCAGGCTGATGGTCACGGTCAGGTTGCTTGGCGAGGCAGGTCGCCGTTTTGGTCGTCAGTTCAAGCTTGCGGTAAAAACTCCGGCTGAAGCTGTACGAGCACTGTGCGCTCAAATCCCTGGGCTTCGCCAGTATCTGCTGGATTCAGAGGAAAACGGTATCCGCTGGCGTGCTGTTACTGACCACGCCGAAGGCTTAGACGAAGATGGCTTGCTCTGGCCGCTAAGCAAGCGTTTCATTTTGGCTCCCATCCCAGTCGGCAAGGGTGCAGTAGGCAAAATCCTTATCGGGGTAGCGCTGTTAATCGTGTCGGTTGCAGTTGTGTTCGGTACGGCTGGTGGCGGTATACCGTTTGCAGCTGCAGGTTTCGGGATGATCTTTGGTGGTGTCGCCCAGCTGTTGACGCCAACGCCGCAGATGCCAAACGCGAAAACGACAGGCGGAGGGATTACATCAGGCGGCAGCAGCGAAGAACAGAAGCGGGCTTATACATTTGACAAGTCCAACGCAAATACCAAACAGGGCGAAGTTGTTCCAGTGCTCTACGGTGAGCGTGTCATCGGATCGTTGCCTGTTTTGAGCTTCGGTCTCGAAATGCAGAACAGCCTTGAGTGATGATGAAAGACCCTAAAAAGCTCCCCGAGATCAGCGGTGCTGGCGGCAGCCAGCCGGTTGTTGTAGAGCAGAACGTTACCGTAACGCCAACCATTCGGGAGCCAGTTGAAGAGGCAAACAATCTATTTTCGGTCGCTTTTGCGAAAACTGTTTATGCACTTAGCGAGGGCGAGATTGAAGGTTTCCCCAACGGCATTGAGAAAGATATTTACTTAGACGAAACGCCAATTCAGAATGAAAATGATACATACAATTTCACCGGTTATGAACTTGATTCGCGTCTTGGCACAGACGAAACGCAAAACCCAATTTTGGGATTTAGCACTGTTGAAAATGCGGTTGCTGTCAACACTGAACTAACAGTCACGGCCGGTCCAATCACTCGGACGATTACTGATGCTGATGTAGACCGTTGTCGAATCATTATCAACCACCCGTCGCTTCAAACAATCAATAAAGAAAACGGGGACATTAGTGGCACGGGCGTTTCAATTATTATTGAAGTTTCAGCTAACGGCGGTCCGTTTATTGAATACGGTCAAGGCAACGTCGCCGGTAAATCAAATAGCCAATTCCAGCGCGCCTATGAATTTGCGCTGCTTGGTGATGCGCCTTGGACCATTCGCGTTACTCGATACACCCCAGACAGCACCAGTGTTTATTTAGAGAACACGACTACATGGCAAAGCTACGTCGAGATCATTAACGAACGCTTTGCTTATCCCAACACGGCTCTAGTCGCCTTGAAGGTTGATGCTCGCCAGTTCAGTAATATTCCAAACCTGACGGCCAGAGTGCGGGGCAAGCGCGTACAGATTCCAAATAATTACGACCCTGTTAACCGCACTTACACCGGCATTTGGGACGGCACGTTTACAACTGCCTGGACCGATAACCCTGCCTGGATATTCCGCGACATTGTTGTCAATGACCGTTTTGGCGTGGCGCGTTATGTGCCAAATATCTCAATCGACCCTTGGTATCTTTATAGCGTAAGTCAATACTGTGATGGACTCGTTCCTGATGGAAATGGCGGCTTTGAGCCTCGTTTTACCTGCAATGTATATTTGCAAAATGCAGGCAGTGTTTATGAAGTTCTGAACGGTCTTGCTTCATGTTTCCGTGGCTTGATTTATTACAGCCAAGGGCAATTATTCCTTACCCAAGACCGAGAACAGCTCCCGGTTCAGCAATTTAGTGAAGCTAACGTCATTCAAGATGTTGATGACTCTGGTCAGGTCACTTCGCCTTGCTTCACCTACAGCGGCACTGCACGCGGCGCCCGTAAATCTGTCGTTATAGCCAACTGGGATGACCCCAACCAGAATTATTCCAGCGTCAGTGAGTATCAGCAGGATGACGTACTGCTGGAAACCTTTGGCTACAACCCAATCGACCTGCGCCTGCTTGGTGTTACCTCACGCGGTCAAGCGCTGCGGGCAGCAAAGCACACGCTTTTTTCTAATCGCTACCTAACGGAAAAAGTCAGCTTTCGCATTGGAGCCGAAGGCTTAACAGCCGGTGTTGGCGAGGTGATCCAGATTGCCGACCCATTGAAGCAAGGACAGCGCCTGGGCGGCCGCATCAAAGAAATTGACGGCAACCGCATCAAGCTTGATGCAGTCTTAAATCTGAATCCCGCGATTGATTACACGTTGACTTTGGTGGTGCCTGATGGCGAAACCACTGTCAACCCTGACGGCTCAATCACAAAGCGCCCCAAGCTCAGCGTTCATAACCTGATCAGCGAATCAGAGGACCTCGGCACGGCTGTCCGTAACCTGGCAGTTCAAAACGCCGTCGATATTCTTTTAACGCAAGACGGCGACACGCTTGAGGTCAACACTGATATTGATGCGCTTGGAACGACGACAGCCATCGTTGACGGTGTTGTTAATAGCCAAGTCAATGCCTTATGGGTTCTTGAGTGGTCTGCCCTAGAAGCTGCTCTCTACAAAATTATTTCCGTTGTAGAAGTTGAGCCGCTTATCTTCCAAGTTGAGGCAATTCAATACAACGCGAGCAAATTTGGCTATGTCGATAACGACCTGCCGATTGCGATTCCCAAAGACCGTTTCACGCTTGAGGCGCCACAGGCTGTCGTTAATTTGAGCGCCAATCTTGTATACAACAATGGGCGTGTCCAAATCAGGGCTGATTGGCAAGCCCCGCAGCGAAATGGAGCAGACGACCTGCTGATCCGTGGATATCGCTATCAATGGCGTGAGTCAACAGCAGCGCAATGGAATGAAGCCGAAATAACAGCAGTCACTAGCGCATCAATCAGCTTGCCTGATTTTGTCTATGGGGCTGCCACATATCAGTTCCGTGCGGCAACGTTTGACCGCCTCAGTCGTCAAAGTGAATTTACGGCCGTTGATGTTGTCAACTTTGCGCCAATTCCAGATATCAGCGACCCTGAATACAACGCAACCAGCACTCACGCCAACCAACCCGATGGCACGCAGTTAATCATTATTGACCCTGGAACGTGCCCAATCCTGCCCCGTATTACGGGTTACCGCTGTTGGGCAAAACCACGCAACCTAAAGGGTGGCGAAATTCCTGGGGTCAAGACTCCTAACAACGATGGCTGGTATTTCTTGGCTGATGTCCCGCTAACGGGCTATTACACCATCGCGTTCCACGCGCCTGATACCTATGACATCCGCGTCAGCTTCACTAGCGCAATTTACGGTGAAGAGCCTGACGATTACATCTATGACGTGGTGGAGCGTGGCGAGATTGCACCTCCCACTCCAAGTAATTTCAGCGTTGTTGAGAACGTCAACCGCACGGTCAAGCGCTTCAGCTGGCAACTGCCGCTGAGTGAGTACGGCAGCTGGGACCAAAAGGTTGTCAGCGATATTGTTGGCTATGAAGTTCGCTACAAGCAAGGCGAGCTTTCTACCAACATCGTTGAGTTTGATGTTGCCACTGACATCATCACTGTTAAGACCTCAACGGTTAATGGCATCAAAACCAACCAGCACCTGCTGACCGTTGGCGAAGAGATTGTTTTTGCTGCTAGTTCAGGAACGCTGCCCACTGGCATTACAGCCGGGACGACTTACTACGTCGCAGCGGATGGGTTCAACAGCGTTGAGTTCAAAGTTGCATCAACCCCCGGTGGTGCTGCCATCAATCTGACCGGCACTGCCACTGGCGTATATAACGTTTCTGGTCCAGCAGCTCTGGCTACTCGCCTGAACTTGTCTGCCAGCTGGGGCGCTGGTATTGAACTTGCATCTGGCGGTCAGAACGCAAATCAACAATGGTTTGAAACCAGTTTGTTTGATACCGACAGCTGGGTTGTGATGGTGAAGGCGGTTGACGCTACCCAATGGCGTTCAGACCTTCCTGCCTTTGTGTTGGTCAACATTGGTGCGCCACCACTTAGCAATGCTGTTGCGACCATTGATGCCCGCGACCAAGGTGGTACTGACACTTGGACAGGCAATTACATCAACTGTGAGGTCGATGGCAATGGCGACCTAGTTCAGACCGATGCAGGCAAAGACAGCATTTTCAATTGGAACTTTGATAACAATGAGTCAGAAAGCAATCTGCTGCTGACAACGACCGCCACGGCAACGTATCAGCACAAACTGGTTGCCTTGACTGGCGCCGACCTTGTTTTAGTCCAGGAGCCTGATGGCACCAACAACGACGACAAGATTTTGCTAGAGCAATCTGCTGACGGCATCTTGGGCGAGCAGCGCTACTACACCGACACGCAACTGGCTGAGGGCGGCATTGTCCACCCCTATGCACCCTATGAACGGTTATTGGGTGACGTCTATCGAGTGCAGACCACGTTCAAATCCCTTGATGGCATCACCCCTGGCAAGATCACCGAATTGATTGCGGAGCTGGACTACCCCGATGTCATCGAGACAATCAACGATGCATCCATCAGTGGCAGCTCTGGTGGTTCGGCAATCAGCCTGACTAAAACGTTCCGTGCAATCACCAGCGTTCAGGTGACGCTCCAAAACACATCAGCGGTAACGGCAGTGGTCCTATCCAAATCCACCACTTCAATTACAGTGGAATGCAGGAACTCATCGGGCACTGCGGTTGCCGGAACTGTTGACCTCGTCGTTGTGGGCTACTAATGGCTGACCGTCGCATATCCCAGCTAAACGCAGCGGACACGCTGGTTGAAAATGACCTGCTGGTGTTCGCTGATGTCAGTGCCACGGAGACCAAGCGAATCACAGGCGAAAACCTGGGCTTGGCGATGGTTCAACTTGGAACCACCCGTGGCTCAGATGTTCCGTCATCTCCTGCCAACGGTCAGCTTTGGGTTGATACCTCAAACAACCCGCCTGAGCTGAAGATCTATAACGGCGCCGGTTTTTCGCTGGTCAGTTTCCTGCCTAGTTCGGCAGTTATTACCAACCCCAACGACACTCAGCCGAGCAGCCCAACAGAAGGTCAATTGTGGCTTAATACCAGCCAGACACCAAATGAACTAAAGGTGTTTGATGGGTCAAGTTTTGTTCGCGTTGACCCGCTTGGTATTACGCAAACCGCAGGTGATGCGCGGTATTTGCAGATTACGACCGCAGCCAGCACCTATCTACCGCTTTCCGGTGGCACCCTGACTGGGACGCTGACCCTAGATGCAGCTCCGACCGCAAACCTGCAGGCGGCTACCAAGAAATACGTTGACGATCAAGTTGCTGCAGTTGACGTCAGTGACCCAACCCCTGCTGGTACGGTCATTTACTCCGCTCGGCAGACTGCGCCAACTGGATATTTGGTTTGTGACGGCAGCGTTGTAAGCCGAACAACTTACGCAACTTTGTTTTCTGCAATCGGCACGGCATTTGGTGCCGGTGATGGCAGTTCAACCTTTGCGCTGCCTGACCTCCGTGGTCAGTTTGTTCGGGGTTGGAACAGCGGCGCTAACGACCAGTCGGTTACCTCGGATGTAGACAGCGGGCGTAGTTTCGGTTCAAACCAGACCGACCAGCTGCAGCAGCACACTCACACGGTTGCCTACACCACTAGCACTAGCGCTGGCCTGTCCCAAATTGGTGATACCACCGGTACTACGGATGCGACCAAGACGACAAACGCTGGTCAGGTAGGACGGTTTGGCACTGAGACCCGTCCGGTCAACGTGGCATTGCTGGCTTGTATCAAGACCTAAGCCACAACTAAAATTCCAATACCGGAGCAGCTTCGATGGCCAACGTCAAGATTACGGATCTGAACGCTTATACAGATCCCGCTAGCACTGATGTACTGCCCATCGTCGATGTAGTTACCGACGAGACGAAGAAGGTCAGCATTGCTGACTTGATGGAGAACGCTGGCACGGGGTCAGAAGTTGCTCCAAGCATTGCTTTCGATGGGGACGCAAATACTGGTATTTACCGCCCTGGTGCAGACCAGATTGCTATTTCAACTGGCGGGACGAAACGCCTTGAGATTTCGGCTACTGGTGCGGTCACGATTCCTGGCAATTTAACGGCTGCGGCTTTAATCCCGAGTGGGAGCAGCGTGCCTACAAACGGGGTTTATCTACCCTCTAGCAACAACGTAGCCATCTCGACTGGTGGCACTGGGCGGTTGTTTGTTGATGCGAGTGGGAATGTAAATGTAGGCTCATCGCTCGGATACGGCGAGGCTCTGGGTGTTAGGGGCACATTTGCCAGCCAGGTCACCAACGTTGTCAACAGGATCACCGAAGCTGGATCAGTTGGCTATTGGGGAACGGCAACCAACCATGATCTCGCTTTTCAGACGAACGGACAAGAACGCCTCCGCATCACATCGGACGGGAAACTAGGTCTGGGGACTTCTACGCCTAGCTATAAAGTTGACATCGCAGCATCATCTGGCACAAACCGTTTACGGCTTACAAACAGCGGCACATCTGCTGCAGACCAAAGCAGCCTGCAACTTAACGCAGGTGCGTCTAATTATGTTCTATACGCCAAAGGGGACGAAAATAAGTGTTTTGTTTTCGATAACAATGCAAATGC